ATAAAGTGAATAAAGATGCGAATCTTTTTGATGAAACGTCAGAACCGTTTCCTAGTAAATTCATAATAAAGTTTTTCATATTCTTGGTATTTGTTACCAATAAATATTAGTCAAAGTTACTTTGGGCGATTTGTTGTTTGTATATTGCTTTTTTTATTTGTTCCCTTTTCAAAGTTGTTTTTTTAACATACTCTTGTTTTGCACGAAGTTGTTCAATTTGTTTTGTTTTGATAACTTTGTGTTTGTAACGTTTTAAAGCTTTTTCCAAACTTTCACCTTTTTCTAAAATTATTTTTATCATATAAAAAATGTGTGTTATTGATATAAATATACAAATAAAATTAAATTTGTTAATAAGTTTTTTTTTATTATCTTTTCACTACAACAAATAAACATTTCACAAATGAAAAAGAATGAAAAAAGGAAAAACATCAAAATTGGATTTATTCCAAGATGCTAAGTGCTATTACGGTAGTGTAGATGCGACAGAATTAAAATCAATTTATTTAGTATTACAAACATGGGTAACACCCACACAAGAAAGGGATAATTGGGAAAGAGTAGTTGGGACAATATCTCGAACTATTAAACATAAAGTTTTAGAAGTTTACAATAAATCATTATTCAAAGAACATTTTATTGTTGATTTAGATTTAAGAACAAGTGGGATAAAAGTAGATAAAGCAAGTTTTTTAAATCTTGAAATTACATTCTTTACAAAAGAAAATATTGAGTTCAAATCTGAAAATATATCAACAGAATTAAATCACGTATTAAAAGAAGTTCACGACAATGTTTTAAAGAAATCAAAGTATTTTACCATTCAATATTCTAAAAACAAGTTGAAAAACAAAAACTTTGAGATATTCTAATATTTATTGATAAATATTTTAATATGAAGATACTTAAACCGAATGAAATAGGTAAAGGAATATTGATAGAATATGATGCAGGTCATATATCTATGAAAAATGCCGTAGATACTGATTTAGTTAATGAACAAAAATCACAATTAGACCACTCTAAACCATTTGTATTTTACGCAACTCTACAAAAGTATGGTACACCTAATAGAAATGGTCGTGTATATCCTGAAAATATTCTTAAAAGAGAAGCTGAAAAATATAAACAAACAATATCTAAAGGTTTGGCAACATCAGAACTTAATCACCCTGAATCATCTTTGATTGATTTAGACAGAGTATCACACATTATTGATGATATATGGTGGGATGATAACGTTCTTATGGGTAAACTAAGGTTATTAACAACACCAGGTTTCCATGAAAGAGGTATTGTATCATCTAAGGGTGATGTAGCGGCAAACTTAATGAGACAAGGTGTTACGATGGGGGTATCTTCACGTGGTGTAGGTTCTTTAGCTAAAAAGGGAGAACACAATGAAGTTCAAAATGATTATGAAATGATTTGTTTTGACTTGGTTATGAATCCATCTACACCCGGCGCTTATCTATTCCTTAATAAGGATGACCGTCACAAATACGATGAAAATCTTGAAGAAGAAAAAAAATCAAAAGAAGATGGAAGAATTGATGGTGGTTTAGGTAAATCGCTTGACTTAATGGGAAAATTGAACGATTTTTTGGGATATAGATAAAATTATTATTATGGACGAAAAATATTTTGTAGCAAAAATTCAGTACGACTTGATTGATGAAAACACAGGAAAAATCAAAAAAGTTAGAGAAGAAAAATTAGTTAAAGGTTACAGCGTAACAGATGTTGAAGCTAAAGTAACCGAAAAATTCAAAGGATTTCAACATGATTGGCGAATAACGGCAGTCAGTGAAAGTAAAATCGATGAAGTTTTTGAATAATTTAAAACCCGAGAAATCGGGTTTTTTTTATTTTATTATATCACCATTTAAGATTTTTTTGATTAGGGGCATATTTATAGTGTAAATAAAAACTATTTTATTACACAAAAAATGAGCGAAAAAAAATCATTAGTTGAGGAAGCGTTGTTACAAATGAAAAATTTGGAACAAGTTGTTACCGAAAACGCAAAAGGAATACTTGCTTCTACAATGAAGGAAGAAATCGAAGAGTTAGTAAAAGAGTCTCTTGAAGAGGCTGACACTTATGCTGTAGATGAGTCTTATAGTAACGAAGATGTTACTGAAGATGAAGAAGAAGATTCATTGATGGCTATGGACATGAAGACACCTATGATGGGTGATGATATGATGTCCGATGATTCAGATTCTATGAAAATGGATGACATGGATGACATGGATGACATGGGATTGGAAGATGATGATGATGAACTAGAACCGTTAGACATGACGGGAGCATCTATGGAAGAAATTATGGCAGTACTTAACGGTATGGGCGATAATGACGGAGTTATCATTAAGAAAACTGGTGAAGATTTAGATGTAGACAAAATTACTTTCTGAATTAGGTGAAGATGATAATGTTGATGAAGATGACTCTACAGTAACGGAATCTAGTATGATGGTTAAACCAAAAGGTATGGGTATGGGAAAAGTTAAATCAGAAAAATCTTCAGGTAAAGTAAACATGCAAGGTTTCAAATCTAACATGTCACAACACAAAGAAAACTTTAAAGGTCCTAAGAAATTTGAATTTAAGGAAGGTGAACATGATGTTGAAGAAAAAGAAACTGAAACAAAAGAAGCTGCTAGAACTTACGGAAATGGAAGTAGAAATTTTCCAAAAAGAAAAGGTCTTCCAAAAATGAAAGTTATTACAAATGACGCTTTACAAGAAGAAGTTGAAAAGTTGAGAGCTAAAAATGAAGAGTACAGAAAAGCATTAAATATTTTCAGAGAAAAATTAAATGAAGTTGCTGTTTTCAATTCTAACTTAGCTTACGCTACAAGATTGTTTACTGAACATACAACTACAAAATCAGAAAAAATAAATATCATGAGACGTTTTGACAACGTCGAAACAATCAAAGAATCTAAAAATCTTTATCAAACTATTAAAAGTTCTTAAGAATGAAGGACCTTATGTCAAAAATGAATAAATAAAAAATAAACTAAAAACAAACTAAATATTTTAAAAAATGGGAGCATTATTAGAATCAGGTCTTGTTGGTAACATCGGTCTTAAGCACCTTAAAGTTATCAAAGAAGATACTATTAACAAATGGGACAAATTAGGATTCTTGGAAGGTTTGAGAGGACATGTTAAAGAAAACATCGCTCAACTTTATGAAAACCAAGCATCTCACTTAATTAACGAAGCTGCTAGCACAGCATCAGACGGTTCTTTCGAAACGGTTGTATTTCCAATCGTAAGAAGAGTTTTCTCTAAATTGTTGGCTAACGACATCGTATCTGTACAAGCTATGAACTTACCTATCGGTAAATTGTTCTACTTCGTACCTAAAATTCAGGGTTATGACATGGGTCAAGACCCAACTGAAGGTGGTACACACTTCGCACCTTTTGGAGCACCTAATGGACCATCATCAACAAATGCTGGTTATGGCGCAAACGATAAGAATTTGTATGACAGATTCTACGAAGGTAACGAAGCATCATTAGACCCTCCAGGGTTATTTGACTATTCTAAAGGTAAGTTTAGTGCTGAAACATACACAGCGTCTACACAAGTTTGGAGTGGTTCAGAATTAATCCAAAGTGGTTACAGTGCTGGTGAATACAGAAAAGTTATTATTGCTTTATCAGGATTTAACACAGCTGGTGCTGGTAAATTAATTGGTCCTAACGGTAACGAAATGGATTCTGAAGAGTTTTTGTCTAGCTTATCTGTAACACCAATTACAGATGCTACTTCAAATGGTTTTTCAGGATTGTCTGGTAACCAATTATTTAGAGTTGTAACTCAAAAATACGGTAAAGGTATTGTACAATATGGTTCACAAGCAACAACATCATTCCCAAGTACAGGTAATGGAGGTTCTTATGACAATATCTGTGATGCTCTTGGTATTATTTACTTAGAGGTGGATACTCAAGTTCCTTGTTCAATCGGTGCTGATTCTTTAGATGGTTACTCAGGTGTTACAACATCTGTAACAACCGCATATAATCAAGCATTCAAATGTACATATAGAGTTTATCAAAACTTAGAATTTGAAGATGAAATCGGTGAAGTTTCTTTTGATTTGGAATCAGTAACAGTTTCTGTAACTGAAAGAAAATTGAGAGCACAATGGTCTCCTGAATTAGCACAAGAC